CACCATTATCTCTCAAGACTTTCTTTACTTTGTCTGCTACTTCTCCTGCTTCACTGACTAAACCTAGTGCTGGATAAATAACAAGATCTACATTATCATATATTGCAGTCTGACTTGATTGCTTTTGATAGTTACTAAAACTATTATCTCTAACTTGTTTAAACATTTTTTATTACCTCACATTCTTTGATTTCTAAGTCATCTATATCATATAGACAGTCACTTACTACTTGCTTAATAACATTTGAGTTATCAACCTCACCTACTTCCAGGAAGTTTGCATCAGGATCTACTGATACCTTTATAATTATTTCATAGTCCATTTTGAAACCACCAGTTATACTTTTTATTATTCATTTGTCAAGCCTATCCGTAATAAGATTTAAGTCTTTCAAGACTTACAAATTCTGGGTCATAGTAACCTCTATCTATATTTCTTTTTATTACTACACCTTTCCACCAGTCCATGTTAGCCTGCCCTGCCCAGGATTCTTGAGCACCTTTAAAACAACCTGCAACTAAACCTATAGTAGGGTTAGGATAAGAGTCATCTTTAAAGAAGATAGATCTTTTATGACTGTGGCCAACAGTAGTAGAGTGATGTCTTTTATTTAACATAGTGTATGCATGGTGCATACCAGACATAGCAGTACCAAAGTTACCACTTGAAATGTAATGAGCATAAGATATACCATCTTTATTAAAGATACTTGGAGCAGAGTTTTCATACTCATAGTACTCATCAAAGTAGTAGTCTGTTTGTAAATGTTTAAAGCTTATACCATACTTTGAACCTTCTAAT